CACCTGCATATATTTACTAGTAGTAGATATACTTCTGATCATTTTGCATGTGCCGGGATATAATATTGCCAAGTAGCGAGACCACTATTGACTACGATCTCACAGATGCCATCATCTGACAATCTGATCTTCTTGTCACCGGGAAGATCGAGGATAGACAAGAACAGCTTTACTGGATACAGCCAAGGACGCTTCAATGTACCATTTACACCTGACTGGAAAGTAAAGCTAGCAAACTGTGTAGAAGGATCACCGATATCGATGACTAGATCATTGTTCTGTAGCTTGATAGTGAAGTTATCGAACTCGCTCAAGACTTGGAACTGCTTCTTGAGACGCAAGACACCTGCAAGAGAGGGTTCGAATTCTGCTGCGAAATTAGTGCCAGAGAAATTAGGCTTACCATACTTCTCAGTGATGGCACTCTTTGCCATGAACCTGTACTTGTTCACGAAATCATTGTTTGAACTAATAAAATTGATACCTGAAGGGATATCGTTACCTTCATCATCCTTCTGATAGTTGATATCAGACTTGCTGTTCTCACCGTACTCATCGAAGCCAAGAATGATCTTGAGCTTGTTGAGATTAGGCATACCGAAAGTATAATCGAACCCAAAGAATGGAGCATTATATGTTCCAAACATGATGATCCTTGGTTCTACCTTTGCTTCATAAGCAGTGATGCTCACGTTATCTTTAGTGCTGTCTACCTTGACGAGATCGAAGGTACCAGTGCATGTGCTGTGTTGGATTAAGTCGAGTAAATAGTCTTTCATGTGTTTTCCTTATAGATATTTAGGCTTGTATAGTGAGTAATATATAGGAATTTATTACAAATGTCAAACACTTGTTTATCCAAACGTGAAGAACTTGCCCATAGTAGTATTAGTATCGATCTTTGAACTAAGTTCCCAATCTAATACTCCTAGCAAGTTATCGATCTTGTCATCTACTAATGTCTGTTCCATCAATAGATCATCAAAAGGAAGTTCTTGGAACCATTTAGGCAATCGTAGTTCGTCTGTAGGATAAGCTACGCTTGTGAAACCCATCATATTATCTTTGAGCTTACATACGATGACCTTCATACCATCCGTGATGCGCTGGCTGTAGTTATCGTTATTGAGCTTGCGAAGATAGTTATAGTTCAATGCGGCACGTACATGCCCGGGCATGTTTGCTCTCCCAGATGCGCTACGTGCTTCTAATTCACCATAGTATGTTAGTTTATTGACGCTCTTTGGACTGCCCTTAGTCCAGCTATCTTGGTTAGATAACCAAACCTTAAACTCCCGGATGCTGTTGATGATCTCATCTTTAGGATGACCAGCAAGAACTGCTTCTAAGATTTCCATCAAGAACTTCTGAACATACTTAGGAGTATCTGCTCTCTTGAGATCCAGACCCATAGCCTTGACAGATCCTAGCTTACCGTCTTTATCAAGACGCTTGCCTTCTTTGTCGAAGATATTGATAGCATAACGCTTCTTAGTGATGAACAAAGCACGATCACCGATAAGTTCTCTGCCAGCTTTGATGATCTCACCGTTCTTTCTAGGGCAATGAAATGCTCGTTCCATGAACGCCGGGAACGAATCGTTAGCATGATCAGCGATGCTATCATATAATCCTATGCAAGTTTCTTTGTTCCATTCAAGCTCACCACTATTGATCTGTGGCTTCAATATGTTATATGCGCTGAAATAACAGCTATCAGTATCACCATAGACGATAGCATCACCGTCATGCTGATACTTTTCAGTAACTAATTCATTGATCTGGCTCATCATATGCTTGACGATCTGGCGACCAGACAATGTTACACTTTGACCTATGCGCTTGTCATAGAAACGGCAGTGTTCGTTTAGCAGTGCGCCATATGCAGAGTTGAGCAAAATCTTACGGACAAGCTGACGCTTATCATAATACTCATACATATCAGTGCCATATGCTGATTTTGCTTCTTTCTGGATAGACTTACGTTCTGAATACCAGCGAGTCAACAGACCAGGAATCACACCCTCATGATCCGATCTGAATATAGTACCATTAGCTGACAGCATATATGGATTGTTGCTATCAAATATGAGCTTCCATATCTCAGCAGCAGACATCTCTACACTACGACCGTCTTCATAGTCTATAGTGAGCATCGTGCCTCGCTCCTGGTTCATGATGGCCGTATATTCGAGGCTTCCGAAAAGACCTTCCCATAGAATAGCACCGGTAACCGCATCTGCATCGTCACCGTTTTTCTTCTTGCGTTTTTCTTTTGCGAGCTTGATGCTCTTTTCAGTCATATACTGATCTGTGATCGTCTGTCGCACTTGACCTATGATAGTCTCTGGTGCCATGTTCAGTGCACGGATAGCTGATGGGTACAGACTGTTGATATCTACTGCACCTACCCATTCATGAATGCCCTTCTTGGGGATTGCAACATATGCGCCAGCTGCTTGCTGCTCTTCTAAGTCAGCTCCATGATCTCTGCGCTTCTTGTCTGGCACTATCAAGCTACGAGCATGTGCTTCGTTATATACAGCCATCTCGATCATAGCCACTGATCCCATGACAGTTGGTAACAACACAGTGTTCTCATGAGCCAGTGCGTTTGCTAGATCGAGGAACTTTAGTTTATTGTGAATCTTTACCATCAACATGGTATCTTGACGGTTATACTCCAAGAACTTCTTGAAATCCTTGTTATATAATTGATCTAAGCTACCTTCGTATTGAGTCTTACGCTCACCAACTTCCATCTCGCCGATAGCATCTAGGCTATAGCTATGACGGCTCTCGTAGTTATACTTCTTATATAACTGCAAATAGTCCATATGCACACGACCAACTAGGTCATATGTAGTCTCTTCTTTACCGAATCGTTCATATTTTCTAGATTTAGGAAGCTGATTGAGCAAACAGAACCTGCGAGTATCATCTTTGCTCATTATGCGAGTCACACGATTGACGCAATAGGGAATATCGTATCCCTCTGAGTTCCAACCTGACAAGATATCAGCGTCCTCGATGAGATCAAAGAAGGTCTCAAACATCTCTATCTCGCTACGAAATAGGAACGTGTTATCCATGTCCTTGATGAGATCGTTTGCTGTAGCGTCAGACATATGCTTAGGAGGAACAGCAAGCGTGATCAATTGATCCAGCCAATCTAAGTACATAGATATACTAGTCACAGGATTGAATGGGTCGTCAGTTGGACTGAAACCGCGATCTGGGTCGAAGTCCACCTCGATATCGAAAAAGCACGTGTGAAGCTTTGGTGGTTCGATACCTAGATAGTGATCACTTAGGCAACGAAATACTACGTTCACGTCGCTCTCAAAAAGCTTCTTCCGATTATGTATACGCTTTTCTTTCTCGAATTCGGCTTTCTTGCGAGTAGCGAAACGTGTCACAGGATCACCGAAAATACTTCGTTGTTTTCCTTTAGGGTCTTCATAGTAGAAGACATAGGAAGTAGCGTACTCTTGATAGGTTCTCTTTCCTTCAGAAGTACGCTCAACTACATGAATTCTATCATTATTGGAATCTAAAACTGCGTCGATATAACTCAATTAATCAACATCCTCATAAGTCCATACATATCTATAGATACTAGCAATAGATAGTTTGATATCATTCCAAAACTTCGTCTAGTATAAGCAGCCCAAGCGTACATCATACACCCTGCTATCCATACAGGATAAAGATATAACAACGGAGGATTGGGAACAGTGAGTGCCATGATCAATGAACACCCGATACTTATCATCCACGCAAACACTTCAATGAAAAATCTAAGACGGTTCGACTGCCAGTCTTCTTTGATCCACTGATATATGTCTATGAGGATATCATTCACAGTGTTTTCCCAACTGTCTCAAGGATAGTGTTCAATTCCTCGTTCTCCTTGTTGGTCTCATCCAACCTGCTCTTGTGAGCGACACGGATAGCCTTCTTGAGGATGCTTGGCTTGATCTCTAATTCTTCAGCGATAGACTTGATCGTATCATTGAGACCTTCATTCAATGTCTCGATTTCTTGCATGACACCAACGCCCTCATTAACGAGTTGGGTCAATTTGATCTTGGCTTCATTATTAAAACTACGTGTAGTCATGTTTACTCCTTATTAGTCTAGTTATTATACACTAACGTGCAGAAAAGTCAAACTCTTTGTGCATGTATTGGTAAAATTACTAGCTACCCGAAACGCTACGTAAATACATGTGTTCAAGAAAGGATTAGTAGGATGGCGAAGAAGAATAAACCCAGACTAGCTATTTTCATAAATCATCCAGAATGTAGCATACACTGTGCATCAGGAATGTATGAAGCAATGTCGGCAGATTTTAATATAGAAATCTTCAATAATACCCAATTTAACAAGAGTATATTCAAGAAAGCCGATATCATCGCTTTTCCGGGAGGAATCGGAGATAGCGATACATTCGATAGATTGGTAGGAGATAAGAAGAACTACATAGCCGATGCCCTAGATAAGGGTGTCAGATATCTTGGAATATGCATGGGAGCATATTGGGCAGACAAGTATTATTTTGACATATTAGATGACATTCGCTGTGTCCAATATATCAAGCAACCTACTGCCGATGTAAAAAGATCATTCGGTACTACGGCAAATGTCAAATGGTTAGGAAATCAGACAGATATGTATTTCTATGATGGCTGTACCTTTACTTCTGAGAATAATAATTTCGAAACATATGCTTCTTATGCTAATGGTGAACCAATGGCTATTAGACAGAAAAATATAGGATTGATCGGATGTCACCCAGAAAGCATGCCTTCTTGGTATACCACACCATCGATGAAGTTGAGATGGCATAACTATGAACATCATAAATTATTATGCGACTTCACTAAGGATCTACTAGAAAAGTGAAAGCTAAATTATGAAATACTATGATAAATAGTACATCATGAATACAGATCAGTCTTACAAATATTTCGCTATGCTGTGTGAGAGCCTCATTCTCAATGAAGACAGCACCACTATTAGTGTGTTGGGTAAACAAAACCCTAACATCATACCTTTGATCAAATATGCTCACAAGAATCTAAAATTACCTCATGACATATCTGGTCCTACTAGAGTAGAAAAGTTTGATTGGCAATATATCAAACAAAGAACTTCGGGATGGAGACCCACAGGATCATCATACTGGCTCTTTATAGTAGGTAAAACTGGTGTAGGTCTCGTGATTCCAGAATCTGGTAATTGGAAAGCGTATGCTAAATCAAACGATGGCGATCAAGTAAATCATAAAGTAACTCATAAAATAAGTGATGCGTTATCTTTAATAAGAGATAGTGCCGGAACGTTGAAAGAATTCTATCAAACAGTAGGCACTGCTGTTCCTGAGAAACCAAAATATGTAGCACCAGAAGATACACCAGTAAGTGTAGAAGCCTTGATGAAAAAGTTCAGCCCTGTGATAGGTCGCAGCACACAGAAAGCTATAGCCGATCTCAGAGGAATGGTGATAACTCAGATCAAAAATGATGCGTATGATAAAGTAGAGAAACGCATAAAAAAATTAAATATGTTGACTAATATGTATGATAAGATTCAAGGCGGTGATAAACTTGATTCTAGTACTAACGAGTACTTAAAAACTATGTTAGTTTATGCCATACAGACTACTGCTGAACATTTCTATCCATCTGGAGAAGATTTAGGCGGACTTAATCTCAGTAGAATGGGATTAAACCGAGGAAATGCCCTACAAGTGACACTAGATATCGCACGTGGCGATAATTCTAAACTGTCTATGGTTTTATATTATTTTAGACGAGAATTGGTTGCATCATGATAATCAAAGAAATATTAAATGAAGCTAACGCTTACAAAAAAGTATCAGATCCTCGCCTCAAGAAGATGATTGCATTAGCAGTATATCAGGATGCAACAATTCCCCGCGCACAGTTAGCCACATTGGGTAAACACCCATCTGATGATGATTGCGTGAAACTAATAAGCGATCTCATGGATAAAAGTCTATCTAGAACAAGATACGGTGACGTAGCTAAAGATGGCAAGTATGATCAATGGTTGTTGAAAAAATACAGCGATGGTGCTATAGACTATGAAGACCTCAGCGGTGAAGGGGCCGACGCATTGGGTGCTTTTAAAGCACTAAGTATTCGCGGGCTATTAAAAACGCAGCACCAAGATATCAATAAATTTAGGACAGTACGCCAATTAGTATCACTGATGACTAGAGGTCCTTATACTAATGATTTACGCAGAATACAAGACGAAGAAACCATCAAGCAAGCAAAGCGTGACAAGCAAGAGATCGTGCTTATTAATGATGATCGTTTCTACGTAGGCATTCCATTGAATTATGGTGCTTGCTATTATTTCAACAACGGTGAAGGTATACAGGCAAGTTTCTGTACTGGGTCTAGCTCAAGAAATTGGTTTACTCGCTATGCTAGTGACGGTCCTATGATCGATGTATTCGATAAGAACAATCCAAACGAGACCATAGGTAAATGGCAGATTCATGCTCCAACTTCACAGATAAAAGCAGCCGATCAAAACTATAGAGAAAGTATCGATAGTGTCTTTGCTGATGTATTCCCCGGACTACTGAAAAAAATCTGTAATGCTATGTTAGCAAAACAAGATGTCATCAAGGAACTCAGTGCGAAAGCAAAAGATGAAAACAACAGAGATATAGTTAAAGGGGGATACGATGTTCCCAATGCTGTGCGTCAGTTAGCGCAGAAATTTCCTTTGAGCTATAACAGCAAGCCAAAAGGCGAGATGAAGGACGCAAGTCCCGAAGAATTGAATCATCTTTTCGGTAGAGAGAATAATTAATTATTGAAAGATATGGTGATTCTTTTCACCATATATCTTTATGTACTTGCCAGCTAACATATCTGCCATAGCTTCTATAGGACTTCCTGGATAGCTATCTCCAGGATGTATCATGTTCAATTCGCTCTGTCTAGCATGAACTATCTCATGAAATACTGTACGTAATATGTCTACTAGATTACGATTCTTAGCATATACCCATATAGTATCGCTACCTTCTACATGACGCCCCGTGTGATGATTATCCTGTGCATCCTTAGTATCATAGCTGAGATCGATCTTGATAGGGTTCTTTAGATGTACCCGTTCGCTTGCCCAAGCAGCAAACTTCTTGACTTCAGTATTGATGTCAATTTTTTGTGGCAAAACACCTTCTGTCATGAATTCTTTTATCAGCATACTACTATTTATCAAATCTTGAGCAGATAAGCTATCTCAGGTGGAATCCAAGGTTCATCCATCAATTCAGGATTCCATAATATTCCTGCTAGATTTCCATTGATGAAGGCTTCTATATTACCTTTGTAATCATGACACAACACCTCAGTACCAGTACCCATCTGCTGTATAGTGATATCATGATTGCTGTTCACGGTTCGAACTTCTCTCCTATAGAATATAGGATGTTCGCATTCAGTATGATTTTTAACATCGATGATATCGGCTTTTAGTATTTTAGCGATGAGTAATGCACCTCTACCTACACCAAACACTGGTTTATCTCTTTCTAGCATCTTCTTAGCAAGATGTGACTCTACTTGCTCTCTTAATGTATCATCCTTGCCACCTGTTATAATGAAACTATCTAGATCATTTGCTATCTTGTCGAAAGTTTGATTCATGGTGTTTGGGACGACGAATAGGTTGTGACCAGCCAATAGCTTATACCATGCATGTTCTATACAGTCATACATGATGTCATTATGATTTATTATAGTTTTGCTAAGACCTATTCTCATTTACTTATTTAATTGATAAAAAGGAACGGCGAGGATTTCTCCCCGCCGTTACATATTACTAAGATTATCAGAAGCTCTTAGTGAAGTTGAGTCCAACTGAATCATCGTTACGACCAGTACCGATGCTGTGATAGTACATAGCACCAACAGAAGTATCCTTTGCCAAAGCATAGCTCACGCCTGCATTGAAGCGATCTTCTCTGAGATAGTTACCACCTACAGACTGACGATGGCGATAACCAGCATCAAGCGAGACAGGACCATACACAGCAACCTTTACCTTTGCACCTAGTCCCCAGAAATCATAATCTCTAGTCGAAGAGAGATTCTTTCCGTATTCACTGTATGCAACAGACTTTACTTTTTCTACTTCAGGAAGGATCATTCCAGCCTTAACAGAAATCTTAGTGTCTGTGGTTGTATGCTTGCTGTCCTGCTTGGTGTTGATCTCAGCACCAAATGCTCCTGGACCTACATTCTCCCAAGCTTCTAGACGATAAGCAG